TGACATGAAAACAGACCTCATTTTCTTTATTGCGATATTCGTCATCGCAGTATTATTCATCGGGCATTTCCGGTTGACATTTTCGCCGTTCAGCATATCACTCCCTTATTGGCATAGAGCTTTAGGGGTTGTCCTTATTGTTGTAGGATGTTTGATTTACAACATAGGTGAACATATGTCCGGCTATAAGAAAGGGTTGGATAACGGTATGGAAATAGTCTTGAAACAATTGAAGAAACGGTATGAACGACCAGGTGATTAATAAAGAAAAGATATTGCCAATGGTTACAAAAAAAGGCTATCTTCCCAGACAGCCAATCTTTTTTATTAACCTTAATCTAATACTATGAAAAACACATTGCAAAGGTACGGATTTGTGGAAGTTATGCAAATTATGAGCCTTTGTTCAGCCATCTTATAACATGGTTTAGCAAGCGGATATGTATGTTAACCATTAACGTAATAGATTTATAAAATTAACAAATAGTCAATGAGTAGAAATGAAAATGTCTGGACTGATGCGAAATGTGCAGCCCTTCGAGTTGAGTTCCTTACCAGTCGTGAGGAACTCTTTTTGTATGCAAAAGCCATCTATTCCGCTATGATATGGGGTAGGGAGGTGAACGAGCAAAATCGGATTATTCAGGAAAAGAATAACTCTGTAAAATAAAAAAAAGGAGAACCAAGCGCACGACCACTCAATCCTCCCTCACACGATTATGATGCAAATATACTATTTACTTTTAAAATAATCGTGTTATGGAACTGGATTTTAACAAAATAATTCGTCTTAAAAAGATTCGTATTGAGAAATCAGAACTTTCAGAGGAAGAAAACGCCTTGACCGCCCCAATTTTGAAAGACAAAAGCCTTATCCATGAAATCTACAAGATATTCGTTGAGTTGCTGAATGAGAGAGGATGTCCACCGAATATTGACAGTGTAACCCAGCGGAAGAAGTTCATTTTCATTATCCTGTATCTGTTTTCTCCAAGCTCGCTTGCCGGTGGAAAAATGACAGCAGGGTTACGACCTGAATTAGCAAGGGTTCTTGGTGTTCAATCAGAATGTACCATTTCCGACAACTGTGCGGATGTCGTGTTTTTGTATCAGAACTATGGGGATTTCAGTGGGGATATAGAGTATCTTTACACCGAAATCGTAAATCGGTTAAGAATCAAAGGGCTAATCAATTAATGAGCCGGAGTTTAGTGCTCCGGCTTTTCTGTTCTCAAATGGTCAACAACACTTTGCAACCTATCTGCATCTTTAGGATTGAAAATAAATTCGTCAAAATCTCCATATGCACTTCGATGACCAAATATGTACTTAACAGCATGGATAATTCGTTTGAGTACATTTCTTTCGGGTTTTAAGTGTACGTTGCAATATACTTCCTTTTCATCCTCAAAATATGACATCACAATCTGATGTTCGATGCTGTTGCATTCACAAATAAAGAGTTCTTTTTTATCCATGGTTGTTTATAACATAGTTGCAACTTGCTTTTCTACGGCTGATTTAATAAAAGCGTTTATTGATATTCCAGCCTGTTGGGCGAGAATGGCAATTTTGCTATGTACCTCTGGGGAAATTCGTATGTTCAGGGAACCAGAATAACTTTTACGCGGTGTAATTCCGGCTTCCTTACAATATGCTATATAATCATCCACAGCTCCTTTAAAATCCTCTTTCAATTCAGATACAGTTTCACCTTCATACGAAATCATTGTATCTTTTGGCAAATCAAGGACTTTTCCAAATAGGCAATTATCTTCATCGCTTATCTCAATACTTCCTATGTAACCTTTGTAAGTCAATGTTTTCATATTAATTTATTTTTAGTCAGAAATTCAAATACTTGTTTCATTACATACCCTTTTACGATACTTCCTGGATGTGGCTTATGCGCAGTGTACGAGCTTTCCCCTTTTGCGAAAATGACACGTGACCCACTTGTTTTTCCTTTGTTATCTATCTTATATCCGAAAATGGAGAACAAGCGTACAAGCTCATCCCAATTAAAATCTTTTGGCTGGCTTTTAAAGCGTTCTATCAACTTCTCTTTTGTACCCATAATTTAATGGTTTATGCAAATGTAACTATTTTACAGTTGCAGAACAAGTGATTTACTGTTTTTCTTCAATCTCAGCCACAATTTTCTTTAGCTCCTCTATCGTATCGGCTTTGTAGAAGTTTTCTTTATACTGGATAAGGGCGGTAAGTTCACTATCTTCTCCTTTACAAGTGGAAGAGTTATTTGTTTCGTCTCGGAAGAAGTCAACTATATTGCAATCAATGGCGTCGGCTATCTCTTTCAACTTTTTGTAGGTGGGATTTCCTTGTAAGGTAAGAGTAAGAGTTACTCTATTTACACCCATCTTTTTTGCTACATCCTGAATGGTGTAGCCCTTTTCTTTAATGATGCTTTTTATATCCATTTCAAATGTATATTATAATAAACGGAACAAATATAATATGATAAAATCAATAATGCAATAAAAGTAGCTGTTTATTGCATCAAGAAGATTGATTTATTAATAAATATGTAATTGTATACCCTTACAATTGTGTTTTTGCTAATGTTTATTAAATAGCTACATTTTTATCTTTATTCTATTTGAAGTGTAATTATAAACCCATACATTTGCATCATCAAACAAGAAGTAATAACAATTAAAAGATATACGATTATGGCAGCATCAGTAATTAAACAAAGAACAATAGAGAAGTTCATCATGTCAGAGTTTGTACAAGGCAATTTGAACACAAAAGAACAAGTAAGCTGTATGCTCATTTTGATTCAAAAGAAGCTGGGTATGTCAGTAGAGCAAGCAAGTGACTTTATGAGAAACACAATTGGTATTAACGCTTAAATATACGATCATGGCAACAAAGAAGATTGATGAAAAGAAAACATTGAAGTATGCAGTAGCATTCTACTTCTGTACATCAGGTAAGATAAACTTCATGTTAGGCAATAAAATGTATCAGCATATAAATACTGTTTATGACCAAAGAGAAGATGGCAGAGGCTTCAATACCTGTGAAGTTGTTTATAACTACAAGGCTCAAAAGTACGAGGTTCTGAATGTAGATACAGAGATAGGCAACAAAGAGATTACGATATTATAAGTTTAACCAGCAGGGTAAAAGCCCTGCGCAATATATAAGATTATGAACGTAAATGAAGTTACAGTAGGTTTGAGATATAGAGTATCAGGTGATTTGTCTAATGGCTGTCATGCAGACGGTACGCCACGCATATCGCACGATGATGTAGTAAGAGTAATCAAGCGAATTACAGATACCCACGTGATTTTAGAGTGTGGACGTATGTTCGTCATTAACGACAATCTTAAAATAGAGAAATTCTAAGTTTAATCCGGTAGCCTTCGGGCTACCACAATATACACGATTATGAAAGCAGATTTAGTTTTAGTTATCAGCCCTGAAGCCCCACTGATGAAACAACTGGGCAAAGTGTTGGGTAAGCTATGTACGCCGTACGACTTCTCTACTATAGAGAGGGGTGAAAAGTACATCACCATACAGCATGATGAAACTGGGCTTGTAGTGGCTTATACGAGTGAAGAAAGATTGAAAGCGAAACTTTAAATATAAATGATTATGAACTCAATAAACGAAAACGGTTGCAGCGTATGCCAGCCCGGTAAAGAGAATTACACTACCTACACAACGAAGTTAGGCAGAAAGAGAATGAGAATGTATCAGTATGACTACCGTACTGAAAGCGGTGAGTTGTTTTCTTGTTGTGCACCTACCTTAGAGCAGTGCAGAGAAAGACGGGACAAATGGCTTAGTTCACAACAATAACCTGATTGTTGTGTATAACGATTGAAGATATTTCGTTATCTTTGGTTGTGGTAGTACCTTTGGGGTACTATCGCGGGGTGTAGCAGTGGTAGCTTTTCACTTTGACTTGGTGAAGGTCGGTTGTTCGATTCAGCCCCCCGCAACTATTGAGTATTAATTAAAAAAATGACACGATTATGAATGCATTAACATTACAGATTAAAAAAGATAGTTTTCAATCTATCTTAAAAGGTGAACAAGACATAGAACATAGATATGTTTACCCCTCAAATGTTACAAGATATGTATATTTTGAACACGATGGCAAAAGATACAAACGGCAAGAAGATATACCAAATGATGATAAGGATGTGGATGTAGTACCAATAAAGTATGACGCTTTGGTTCTTATAAATGGCAGACGAAAAGATGCGCCACGTCTTACGGTGGAGGTTAAGAGTGCTGAATTTATCATTTTTACAGATGAAGATGGTAACGACCAAGTATTTGAAGAAAACGGCAAAGAATATCTTGTTTGCCAAGTATGGTATCATTTGGGTAAGATACTTAGTACAGATAATGTTTGATTGTTTAATTTTAAAATTTATTAGCTGAGTCGGTAGTACAAGGAGAAGAATTAACAGAACAATGGGACCGCGCCGTAATATGAACGGTGCAGGGGCTGGTGGTAGATTGGTTGCCAGACGTGGCGGTGAAGCTGGTACAACGCAGTTAGGAAATAGAGACCAAAGACGGTATGACTTACGTGTTGCCTTTGGGGTTCGTGGAGCAAATGGTTCAAATGGTTAGCCTATGAACAAGTATGCCCTTACAATGCAGATAATACGCAGTGTTCGTGATAAAACGGACACTGCTGTGTTGTTTTATTCAGCCGGTGGTAAAGACGGTATAGCTTTATTGGATATGCTTGCAGGTGTATTTGATAAGGTTATATGCTATTATATGTACCTCATACCAAATTTAGACCATGTGCAGCCTTATATCAAATGGGCAGAAAATCATTACAAAAATGTAGAAGTACGCAAAATTAGACATTTTCAGCGTGACTATTACGATTTCTGGGGCTTTTTTCGTGAACCAGATAGTTCTATAAAGCCGAGAAAGATTGGTGAAATAGAACAATTTGTAAGAGAAGAGACAGGCGTCATGTACGGATTCAGCGGAATGAAAGGCGTAGATGGCTATATGAAACGGATGCGTTTAAAGAAGTTTGCTAAAACCGGCTATGTAACAGATAAAGGCATGGTTTATCCTCTTGCATTGTGGACAAACAAAGAAGTGCTTCAATATATTAGGCAAAGTGGATTGATACAACCTTTTATCTATGATGCAAACGCTATAAGTCAAGGATTTACTATTGATTTAAATACGATGCTATTAATGCGTAGTAAATATCCCAATGATTATAAACGCATTTTGAAAGAGTTCCCATATTCCGAAAAATTAATATTCGATTATGAAAGAGAACAAAATAACTCAACCGGAAAGTAGAGAAATACAGCGGAGTGATATAAACTTCGCTAACTACAATCCTCGCAAAATAACACAAGAAGCAAGAAAGAACCTGAAAGCAAACCTAAAGCGTGTAGGGTTGCTTGGTGGTATTGTATGGAATGAGGTTACTGGCAACCTTGTTTCTGGTCATCAACGTATTTCAGTGATAGATGAAGTAAATAAATACAATCCGGACACGAGAACTAATGATTATTTGATTCGTGTTGAAGTAGTTCACATGGACGAAAAAACTGAAAAAGAGCAGAATATCTTTATGAATAACAGAAGCGTACAAGGCGATTTTGATTCAGATATGTTAAAAGATATGCTTGATGGAATTGATTATAGCCTTGCCGGACTGAATGACTTCGATTTGAATATGCTTGGAATTGGTGACTTGGACTTTTCTATTAACGATGATATTTGGAGAAAGGAAGATATATTGGACGATTCGTTATCAGCCATAGATGAAGCTACTAAAGAAGGTAAAGAGAATAAAGACATTAACCGTTCCAATAATTTTTATGAGGATTCAAAAGAAAATCAAATTGTACGTCACAATGAAGTGCAAAAGATAAAAGACAGAATTAGCAACCAAAATAGCTTTGAAAAGGATAACGGAATGTTAAGCTATGTCGTGCTGTCTTTTAATAGCCCAACAGAAAGGGCTAATTTCATGAAGATGTTCGGTTATGGATTTGAAGAACGATACATTGATGGAAAAGAATTTATGGATAGAATAGAATTTGGGGTAGAATAATGGCGAACGAACAGAATTTAACGCAGAAAGGCAAACGCATTAGCACAGAGAGAGCGCAGGAACTCGCAAGACTTTCGGCTGAATCGAGAAGACAGAAAAAGGAACTTGTGAAAACCGCAAGAGAGTTTGCCATTGCTGCGTTGAATGCTGAAACTACAGATGATAAAGGTCGGAAATACATTGTAAAGGATGCCATGATAAAAAAACTCATAGCGAAAGCTGTGGGTGATGCAGATTTGAACGCTATAAGGTATTTATTAGAACTTATCGGTGAATCTCCTGCTGATGAAAACCAAAAGATTGCAAATGCTGATATTCCAACAGACATAGAGCATGGCATCAACATTGATTCCTGGATTAAAGACAAGCTAAAATGATAGTACCCCAAGAAATTTACCATCCATTATATGAGGATAAGGAAAAATTTATAATTCTTATCACCGGTGGGCGTGGTAGCGGAAAGTCTTTCAATGCTTCTACCTTCATAGAACGGTTGACTTTTGAAATGACACCGGCCGAGAAGATAGTTCATCAGATACTCTATACTCGCTACACGATGGTTTCTGCCGGTATGTCTATCATCCCCGAAATGATGGAGAAGATAGATTTGGACGGTACCACGAAATATTTTAAGACCACAAAGACGGACATAGTCAATAAGATGACTAAGAGCCGTATCATGTTCCGGGGTATCAAGACTTCTTCCGGGAACCAGACAGCAAAACTGAAATCCATTCAAGGCATTACGACTTTCGTCTGCGATGAAGCGGAAGAGTGGACAAGCGAAGATGAGTTCGATAAAATAATGCTCTCCATTCGCAAGAAGGGTATTCAGAACCGGATTATCATTATAATGAATCCGTGCGATTCCAATCACTTCATCTACAAAAAATACATTGAGAAAACTCACAAGCTGGTAGAGATTGACGGTGTGCAGGTTCAGATTTCCACTCATCCGAATGTACTTCATATCCATACCACGTATTTTGATAACTTGGAGAATCTTTCCCCGGAGTTTCTGAAAGAGGTGGAGGATATGAAGGTAAATAATCCCGAAAAATATGCTCATGTGGTTATCGGCCGCTGGGCTGACGTTGCTGAAGGTGCAGTGTTCAAGAAGTGGGGAATTGTTGACGAGTTCCCGGCTTGGGCAAAGAAAATTGCTTTCGGGCAAGACTTCGGT